TTGACCCTGTTGGACCTGTCGGTCCTGTTGAGCCAGTAGAACCAGTAGCACCAGTGCTACCCGTAGGACCCGTTGAACCAGTGGAGCCAGTTGAACCTGTTGGTCCTGTACTTCCTGTAGGTCCTGTCGGACCTGTAACACCTTGAGTTCCTTGTGGACCTTGATCATTACTAATAGTAACAAGTGTTTCAATGGTTGAGCTTTCACCAATAACAACATCAACAACTGTTTCTTCAATGGTAACTGTTGTAGCCATTACTGTGTCACCTGTGCTTTAACAATAAAGCGACCTTCAAGTATGCGAGTAACTTGTCCACCAGAAGAAGTAAGTTCAATATCATATACCCAACGACCAGGAGGAACAGTATTCATTGTTGTTGCAGAAACTGTTACAGCTACAGAACCAGAAGAGTTCATAGTAGCAGAAGTAATATTAAGTAAAATATTAGCATCATTAGAAGAACGACGAACTTGCATCTTAAATGTATAACCAGTTAGATTCCATGAAGTACCATCAGTTGCAACTGTAAAGTTCAGGTTAAAGGTAGCACCTTGATCGGCTACGATATTGTACTTACCACTCATAGTTCATCCTTAAGATGTAATGTAATGTGTTCATCTAAACGCTTTTCAATCCTGTCCACCGTACGAGCAATGTCTGGAAGACTACGACCACCATTAGCCGAAGGCTGGATAGGATATGTCTGTTCTTTAATAAAGTTCTTAAGTGGATTAACTATTAACCACTTACCCAATATAGCAATAATGCCAAGAGATAACGATACAACAGATAAAGATTCTAACAGTGTCATGTCGTAATCACCGTATAACCTACTGATTCAAGAGCTGCTTTTTCAGTAGCAGTAACAACATACTCGTGTCCACCAAGGTAGATTAAGTCAGCATCAATAAGATCATCTTGTGCTGGAAATCTATCTTCATAGAACTCACCATCAAGACGGTAAACAGTTACACCTTGCTTACGTGTGTAGCGAGCAAATAGGTGGTTTCCACCCATAGGTCCTTCGTTCTCTACTGGTGGTACAAATAGGTATGGCATTTAAATCCTTTCAGTACCTAGCAACACCCCCACCTTGTGGGTGGGAGTGAAGCTAGCCACTAACTAAGCAATGCTAGAAGCAGACTCAATACGGTACAACGCTTCGTTACGGTAGATAGCGTGTCCTAGAACACCGTACCAACCGATTGGACGCTGACGCATTAAGCGATCTACGACTGGACCGATAACCACGTGTGGTTCTTCGGCAACAGCCTCAGCAAGTGCTTGCTGTCCACATAGGAACGTACGGTATACAGGAATGCTTGAAGCACCGTCTGCACCCTTACGTAGACGTGGGGACTCAATGAAGTACGCACCTTCAAACTGACCAATTTCGCCAGCCCAGATTGCATCATTGCTCTGGTACTCGTGCGGGTTACGCCACGATGCTGCACCAGTTTCGGCACGAAGATCGTGAGACACTTCTGGGTGAATACCACACCAGTATAGTGATCCCTTACGACCATTAGCCTTGTTGCTACGCAACTTAGCAACAGCATAACGGATATCAGCAGCAGATAGTGTGTCATCTGAAGTGATACCTGAAGTTGTTGTTGCAGTGGTTGTTCCACCAGTTGCGTATAGTACGTTAGTACCAGTTAGAAGTGCATCCTGTGCTAGTTCATCAATAGAATCAGCCATGTTGAATGCAATGATGTTAGCAACAGCAGGATCTACATCAGCTAGTGATAGTAGACCAAGCTTCTTGCTAACCAAAGTAGCGTTACCATATTCGTTTAGAGTAATGGTTACGATATCTGGAGTTGCAAGAGCAACTGCAGACGGATCTACTTCTTCAGACAGAACGCTCTTAGCAACTGCCATGTCGTTGTAGATCTGTAGAGCTACAGATGAACCTGGCATTGCCTGACGTGCTGGCTTCTTGTCTGCTACTGAACGTAGCAATGGGGTGGAGCGTAGTTCAAATTCAACAAGACGATCATACGCCTTCTGAACTAGACCAGCACCGTTAGATGGGGTGAATGTTCCTACGTTGGAGTTGCTTGAGTAAGCACCACCACCGAGACCGCCGTTAGTTGCAGCGGTACCACCCGATAAGCCTGTTACAGCCATGATTATTCCTTAGGGGTTGTGTGATTGATTACGAATCTGCGCCGTAAATCATTTCCATTAATTCTTCGGCACTCTGAGCATTGTTAAGACGTGAAAAAATGTCATTAACATCGTCAGGAGAAAGAGCAGAGCCTGTTACAGCATCAATTTGTCGCAGTGTAGATAGATTTTCTTGGTCTACCATAGACTGTTGGACTTGTGGCTGAACACCAAAGACTTCTCCATACTCATCCAACCATTTACCAATTGATTCTGAATCATTGGCAACATCTGATGGAATAAATGTAGCGATCTTAGGATTAACTCCTCTTTCATTTAGAACGGAACTGACGACAGACTGACGCTGGAAGTTACGTAAACTTTCCAATTCAGTTTCTAGTTCCTTGATACGCTTAGACTTAGCGCGATCAGCTTTACGTAGGTTCTGTAACCCACCAGTCTGATCATCTTCTTCCAAGAAGTCGTCGTCTTCGTACCATTCATTATTGTTACTCATCGTAACTATCTCCCTTATTCATTAGTTGAGCGCAGACCACAAAGCTATACGGGGAATATAGCTTGGCTTCCACTACCAGTCTGTTACGTCGTTGGGGCTGGTCAATCCAACGAGAACTTATACTTGAGCCTTGCGACCCAATGATCCAGTTTTAATACCTGAAGATCCACCAAACTCTGCACGAGCTTGAGAGGCTAAACGCTTGGTACGCTTACTGGTTTGACCAAGAAGATTTTCTTGTTCAAGTTCTTTCTGTAAATCTTGTGTACTAGTTTCACCAAACATACGAGATGCTTGTTCAATACCAGTCTTTTGTTGAGCAACTCTAGATAAACCAGCAACTGCTTTAGATCTATCAATACCTTGAGAGGTTAAGAATTCAGCACCTAGTTCTGATTTAATACCAGTTTGGGTTTCAGCAGCTTTAACTTCAGCAATATCAATTTTATTCTTTAAGTAATCTGAACCTTCTTTACCAAGTAATAAACTATTGGCAATTTCGTTATCAGTAATACCTGGATAAAGCTTACGTAGTTCGTCTACTAAAGGCTTATCATTGCTATTAACAGCATTAGTTACTCTTGTGTACGCATTAGTAAAACGTTTTTGTAATTCAACTGGCGAAACATCATTAGAAATAAAGCTAGCAAAGTTTTCTCTTGTTGCTAAACCGCCAGCTTGGTAAGCCTTCATTGTTTCTTCATACATTTTTTCGTTGTATAAATATTCAGACTCAGAAAGAACTGGCTTACCTGCTGCTAAACGAGCAGCGTTTCCCTTAAACCTATCTTGATATGGTTGAGTTTTGCGAAGTTCCTGGTAAATAACATTAGTATCTGCAGCGTCATTGTCTTGAAAAAGCTGTGTCATAACATCAGCCAACTCAGGCAAACCAGCATCAATAAATATTTGTTTTAAATCTTCCCAACCAGCCATGTGCTATCTCTTTCCAAACATAGATAAAATATCATTAGCTACACCAAAGACTTTGTCTTTGTTTGCATCAGCCCATTTATCAGATTTACGTAAAGTCTTAACAAAGACTTGGTTACCAACTGGCTTACCTTTATCATCTACTGCTCTCATTGCAGCATCAAGGTATTCGTTTTTAAGATCAATACTACTTACATCTTCTTTTAATTCACTAGCAATAAGTTGGCGATAACCAGCAGAAAGATCTTCAACGCTATTAAAGTTATCTAACTTATCAGCCCATGCACCATATTGTTGCTTAGCTATGTTAGTAATGTAATCTCTTGACTTATTGACATCAAAATCTTGCGATGTAATTCCTCGTACTTGATTAAGTACCCAGTCATTTGCAACTGTTACGTTATTCTTTTTAGCCCAGTCACGAATTTGATCTTCAGCTTCACCAGCAGTACCAAATAAAGAACCAATTTTTTCTGCATCAGTTTGACCAGAATAACTAATGTAGCCAGAAATTAAGTTGTTTATTTCTGACGGATTAAAACCATTCTGTAAACTAGTACGAGCTAACTCATCAGCTTGAGCATCAGTTAGTGATACACCAAGTATTCCTGCTGCGTCTTGAACGCTTGCTCTGCTATTTCCAATTTGCTTAGCAAACTCTGAAGCTTGTGCAGGATCATTTGATAAAGCGTAATACTTACGTTGAGCTTCACTTTTACTTTTAAACCAATTAAGTGATTTAAGTCTAGTTGAAAAGTTTGCTTCGGTAAATTCTTCACCACGTTTTTGTGCAGCCCAAGCTTCGTCAAACAAACTTTTAAGTTCTGGATCTGAATTAATAATAGCAAGTGGAATATCATAACTAGTTGCTTGAGCAGCAGCAGTAATCCAGCCTTTGTTATTATCCCAAGCAACATCACCTGCAGGAGCAGTTGGCTTTACCCAAAAACTTCCTTTTTTAATCCAGGCTTCTCCAGGCTTTGCGCGGGGAACTTGAGTCTTAGTAGTTTTACCATCGACTTTACTTGTAACCGTTTCATAAATACTAATTTTATCTTTGTCTTTTTCAGCCATGTTAACCTAATTCAATTGGAGATTTAAGGGCATTCATAAAATAATCTAAATATTTTGTAGCCTTGTTGTAACCTTCTGCTTCTGGATTAGCTAGAGCTGAGTCACGCATCATGGATTGCATTGTATTTGAATCAACTCCACCAGATTGAGTTTGAGTTGTTGTATTGCCAGATGTTTTGCTAACAGTAACTTGTGGATTTTTCTTTTCATAAGCTTGAAGTTTAGAAACAAAATCATTTAGTTCGTCTTCTGAAGCACCACGACCAACAGTTTGTTGAAACAGTTGGTCAATAGCAATTTCAAATTCTTCTGGCTTAAACTTTTGATGAACAACCTGACGCTTGGTACCACCACCACCGAATGATGATGAATCATAAGAACCAGTGGTTGGTGCATTTGCCATAAACTGATCAAAGCTTAAAATTTTTGGATTAGCACCTTGAGTTGCAGCAAGTTGTGCATTAGATGCAGTTGCATACATTAAAGCAGTTTGAAGTGCTTGATTAAAAAACGGATCAAATGCTGAACCTTGCGCTAAAGACATAGCACCGCTTTTAGGATTTGCATACATTTGCTTTTCATTAAGCAAAGTCTTTAGTGATTCAATTCCACCTGGCTTTTTATTATAATCCATAATAATTTTGCCAATAGCTTCATTCATATCTAAAGGAGAACCAGCATCTAAACCTAAAGTTGAACTTGTGCTTGGTAGATATTTTCCAGTTGTATTATCTCCAATAAAAGCAATTGGTGTAGATTGAGTTTTGTTACCAGTCCAACTAAACCAATCTTGATTTATATCATAAGAAATTGATCCTGGACCAAAAGGATTTCCAGTTGGAGTTTGGTTAATAACTACTGGTTTACCAGTTCCCATTGCTCCAGTACCAGCAGTAGTAGTGTTGAATGGTGGTACATACGGTTTGGCACCACCTGGACCACCAAATGATCCCGTTCCTCCACCAGCCATTAGTTTCCTACCTTCTTAACAACATTTCTATTTACTCCAGGTTGAGCATCGCGTGACTTTGCATTCATCATTTTGAGTAACCCATACTTGTAGTATTGTTCAACTGTTTTACTTGTATCAGTATTAATTAATTCTTGAATTCTTTGTTGAGCTTCTGCTTTTTTAGCACGTTTTAAGTCAGCACTGCCAGAAGGATCTAAAGTATCAATGTAATTTGCATACTCTATAAACTCATTAAAGATTGTATAAGCTTCATTAATGCTCTGCTTTACCTCTACCTTAACATCGGCTTCTGGAGAGTTAACATAGTTGTATGCTGACTGAATAAAGTCTGAAGCATCACCGTTATCTTTACCTGAAGCAATGTATTCTTCTAGTCCAGGTACACCTAACTTATATTCTCTGCGCCAATCTTCATAAGCTTGAAGAGATGCTCTACGTAAGTCCGCGCTTGTAAAAGGAACATTGCGTAAATCTTCTTCTTCTTGATCGTTAATGTCATAGTAAGCATTTGCGTATTCTTTAAGCATTAGATCTTGATAGTAGTCTTCAATGTATCCTTGAGCAGTTTTATTTTCAGGAATTTTATTTGTAATACCTGCTGCTTCTGCCCACTTGTAAACACCAGGACTAAACTCACCAGTATTAGGAGCAAACATTAATGCACCATTACCGTATTTTTCAATTGCATCTTTGTTTGTAATGGTCCAGTCTTGCATTTCGTTTGAGTATCTAATTAAAGGCTTAACTGCTTCTTGATCTGTGCTTACAACATAAGCAACTTTGCCTGGGTTTTTACCCATCCAAGTAGCAAGAGCAAGTTCATAATGATTTTCAACATCTGGATACTTTAATTTAACTTGATCAAGTACTTCAAAAAAACTTGATTTCATACTGACAATGCCAGTGTCTTTTAGGTACGTTGGTAAGTCTTTTGTATCTTTTGTTTGAACAGCAAATGGAAGAATCATTCCAAGCAATGCACGAGTAACAATAATATTATGAGCACTAATTTTTATAGTGTCTAAATACTTGCGCTTATCCTCATCAAGCAAGGCTTGGTTAACAACTCCGTTTTCATCTCTGTATTTTTTATCAGTTGGATCAATACCAAGATCGTTTGCCTGATTGTAGGCTAGTGCTTGCATGTATGCAGATACTTCTTGCTGGCTACGCTCATCTGGAGATAGCATTTTCCAAATGTTGTTAACAAACTTAGGGGTAAGTGATCCTCTTAAGCTAACATTGTCACCCATTGAACCAAGCGTCCACTGATCTAAATCTTCAGCAGCATTTGCAGTTGTTCTAAAGTTACCAAGTAAAGATTTAACGGCAAGTACAGAAATTGATCCTGCTGGACCAGATAAATATGGAACACCAGCATCAGTTTGGAACGAAGGGTTACCAGCAGTTAAGTTAAATGTAATATCGTTAAACAATGGTTGTCTAACTGAGACTTCATTACCCGTAAGCATCCGAAGAGTGCCATCAACTGCGCCATAAATAACATCATCCATTGGAAGTACAAGGTACTTTTCTCCATTTGAATCTTCGTGAACATCTCCAGTAGCATCTAAGCCTTGATTCATTAAACGCAAACGATAAATTGTATTTAACTTATTTTCTTTAACAAGGCGATACATACGTCTGTGGAAATCTTCTACTGCACGATAGAAACGACCAACAGTTCTAATGTTGTAAGCAAATACTGTGCGTATATCTGGATTATCAGCATACTTAAGCACTCTATTAGTAGCTTCTGTTATTGCTCTATTAGTAAAGAACTCTTTAGATATTGCTTTACCTTGAGCTAGAGCTTGATCTGGATCAAAACCTTGTTTAACTAATTTTTCTGCAATGTCATCTGCATAACCAGCTTCTTCAATTGCAGATTTTTTACGAGATAATATGTAATGGGCGTGAACAATTGGTGCACGTACCATATCATCGTTCTGTCGAGACATACCTTCAAAAGCTCCATCTCCCCACTTGCGAAGATTGCCTTCAAATCCTAATTTAACATCTGTTAAATCACTAACAATTTCTTTTTCAGGTCTGTAATCTCTAACTAATTTTGAATAGCTTGGAATTTTAATTTTCCCACTTGGAAAAAGTACGTCTTGATTTCTAGATATTTCATTAAGAATTTTTTTATGATCTCTATGGTATCCATTTATAAAAGGTTTGAATACTTTTACAAGATTAGCGTTAAATTTATTTATGTCTCCGTGAAATGCAACATAAAGATCGGCAAAAGTGTCTCTAATAAAACCTTCAACTTTTTGAACATCTGATAAACCATCAAATTTTGCAAAGTGAGTTGATGAGTTAATAAATCTTTGAACATCGCCAAGTTTTTTATTACTAATGTCCCATGCTCCGTCACGGAATCTAAAGCCAACCGCTTCTAAAAATTGAAAAACAGCTCTGTCTACATCTTGTGTTGTTTGCAAACCATTGTTAGCAATAAATAATCTTGCAGGATCTGTGTTTGCGTTTTTTACGCCACCAATTTCAAATCCATCTTGATTAAATCTTCTAATAAATTGATGATACATTTCAGCATCAATTTGTTCATCTGGCATATTTTTTAATTGTTTAATTTCATAAAGTCCAGATGGAGTAAGCTTTGCTTCTTCAAGAGACAAATCACTATTTTTCTTTGAAATTAAATGCTCTGCACCACGAATGGTTTGTTGATTCATAGTTGCATCAATAACTTTTAGTGAAGTTGAATCAGCTAAAAATTGCGGATTAAACTCTCCAAGATCATGTAGATACTCACGCGATTCATCATCAATATTATCACCGTACTTGGCTGTGCCAAGTTTCATAAATTCTCTTTTAGCAACTTGATTAGCTTCATATCTACTAGCGTAATCGCCATCATAGTAAGCTTCATCAATTCTTGCGTTTACATCATCGCGTTCTTTTTTACTTATAGTTCTAACTGGACCAATACCTTTTCCAGTTAATTTACTAAGACCACTTTGCAAAAAGTCTTTTATAGGACCAGTAGATTTATTGCTTCCAGTAGCTGCAGCAAATGATTTACCATATCTTTGAGCTTTAACAAATTCTCTAAGTTCTGGAGCTGTAGCGGTTAGTGTATAAAGAAAGCCTTCATCAATTGCACTTCTAATACCAAGCTGTGGAAATAAAGTTAAAAGACTCCACTTATCCATAAAGTCTGCAACAACTTTACTGTTGTAAGCTCCACCAATAAGTCTACTTGCGGTTGCAACATCTAATTTTTTATCTGCTCGTAATTGATTGTATGCAACAAACTGAGAAGCTAAACGCCAATTTATAGGACTAATAGCATCTTTTAATTGTCCTGGCTGAATTGGACCACGAATGCTGCCATCTATTGGTGTGCTTCCAAAATGTGCAGGATGAGCAATTTCATCTGTAACACCATAAAGTCCGTCACCATAACGACTATTAATTTCAGCATCAATATATTTTTGTCCATTTGGCAAGCCATGAATTCCAGCACTGCGGAAAGTTAATATGTCAAGATTTTTTTTAAGTAAAATTCTTTCAGCTTGAGTTGAACTTATAAAATGTTCTGTATACAAACCAGCTAATACTTTATCTTTAAAAACTAAATTAGCTTGCTGCTTTAAAGTTTCAATGGTGTCAATAAATCTTTCATCTGTTCTGACACCTTTGTCTCCTGGGTGTAAAGAAAATTGGTACTCAAGACGCTTAAGAAATCTTTTTACGCCTTTACCAGCAGTTTCTTGAATTGTTTTTTCTATATCAGAATAGTTAGCACCATCTGCTTTACCTAATTCATTAAGAAGTTTTGTGGTTCCAGCTTCATCTAATTGATCAAAAGCTGCCTTACCTCTAAATACTTCTTTAACTTTTTCTTTAGCTTTTAAGGTAATCTCACGGGTAGGCTTAGCGTAAACCGCACCATTTTTGGCAAAGGCTGTGCCAACAACTCTACCTTGAATTAATCTAGAAAATTCTTCTTTACCTTCACTTACAAATTCAGCTTTAAAGCTATCAAAATCAGTTACGCCTTTATCAGCCCATAATTTAATTTCTTCAGGTGTTCCGTGCTGCGGATACCTACTTTGAATTTGATCTTTAAGTTTATTTGCTTCACGAGCATTTCCAGCTTTAGAAGCTGCAGCATACTCACCAATTCTTTCGCCGTATCCTTCAAAGTATTTAGCAACTGAAGGATCAGCAAAATGTGCAACAACGTCTCTGCTAGTTTCTAATGCTTTAGTTAATCTGTTGGCTTTAAAGATAGTGCTTCGACCTGCAGTTAAATAAGTTAATGGGTCAGCAAAAATTTGAAATGCTAAATCAATAGCACCAGATCCAACTTTAAATGCAGTTTTTCCAGACACTAAACCAAAGCGTTCTTCTGCATCAATATCAAATTTTTTGTTTACCCAACGTGCTACTTGGCGACCAGGAGATAAACGTGCGCGATCAAACTCATCCATAATGTTTGCAATTTTATCTGGTTCGTTAAAAACCTGATTAACTGCTTCAAGGATTGCTCCATCATTTGGACCCCATGCGTCAATAATTTCGCCAGGAGTTTTGCCAGCAAGTAAATGCATTGCAACAAAGCCAAGTTCTTTACCGTGCTTATTTTCTAATTGCTCTTTAAGATTTTCATCATAACTGTAGTCACCATCAAATGACATTTCAAAATTAGAACGACTCCAAAAATCTTCTCTGTTATTAACAACAACATCTTGAGCCATTGTGTATGGAGCATTAAAGGCTCTTTCATATTGCCCACCTGTTGCCATAAGTGCTCTAAGCGGAGATTTGAAAAAGTCTCCAACACTAAAACCATTATCAAGACCAAGCAATTTTCTTTTTGCTGGATCTTCAACAATTAAATCTTTATGTGCTTTATTAGCGTAATCAACTTTGTAGTAAGCTTGAAGAACATCTTGGTCTTCTTTGCTTAATTTTTTAAATGATTCAGTAGCTTTCTTGTTATTCATCTTCATGAGTTTTTCGTGGGTTCCCTTAATGGAAGCCCAGTTCTCAATTAGATTGCGTTCTTCACGAGTTAAATTTGTACGAGCACCAGCTGCTAAAAGAGCAGGACTAATTTCTCCAACAATTGGCTTTAATGATTGTTTTACTGCACGAGAGGGATTAGCAGAAGGTTGTTGAGTAAATTGGCTAGGCTGTTGAAAAGGACTTGGTTGCTCAAAAGGTCCAGGCTGAATAGTCACTAAACAATGCCTCTACCATTTAGATCTTGAAGAATCATTTCAATTTGACCAGTCGGATCATTTTCTGCAAGACGACTAAGAATTTGAGTTGTGTTAAAACTACGTACTGGAAGGTTAATAGCTTCTGGTCCAGGACCTGCACCCATTGGACTTCCAGCAGTAACTGGTTCATTTGGAAGCTCAGTTGGAGCAAATAGTCCCGTAACAGGAGGAGGGGATACTGGTCGTTGTTTTGCCATAGGAGCACTAGACATTAATTCTTCAGTAGCCTTGCGATCTCCATAAACATTAGGATCGCTATTAGTCATCATATCTGTACGCTGTGACAAAGCACCTGGACCCGATACAGGCTTAGCTTGACTATTGGTACGAACTGGTCGCTTACCGCCTTGCTGTGCCATAACTAATCCTCTTCTTCTTCTTCATTAAAATCATTTTCTAATGCATGTTGAATTAATCCAGTTACATGCCATATTGGTGACTTATCATCAAATATTGTGCTTGCCCAGTATTGACCATCGCCATCAAAAAACTCTGCAGTAACAAAGTATGTAGTGCAAAAAGCACCGTCTTGATGAAATGTTCTACCATAATCATCAAGTAAATCTTTTAATTTATTTCTAAATAAAGCTAAGCGTTCTTCTTCTGTCATCCTCCGCCACCCAGACGAGCTAGAATACTAGCAACATCTGGTGGTGGTCCTGCTGGCTGACCTTCTGGTCCTGCTGGTGCAGGTTGAGGTGGAGCACCTTGTTGCATTCCTTCAGGAGCCATAGGTTGCTCTGGTTGAGCTGGAGCTTCTTCGGCTTCTTCTTTCTTAAAGATTTCCATAACAGCATCTTCAATAGAAGTGCCCTTCTTTTTCATGTCAATTACCGTAGCAATCTTTTCAATGATATCTGAAGGGTCAGTTCCATTAGCTGCCATCTGCGGAATAGCTTGAGTTAATGCTCCAATAGATCCAGAAAGAGCATCTCGCATTCGTTCAATGTCAATGCGATCTTTTTCAAGACCAACATTCATGCTCCAAGGTAGTTCGCTCATTACAAACTCACGAGATAACAATCCAGCTTGCAAAGCCTGTAGCGAAAAAATAAGAGCGCGTGAAGGATCAAGTCCAGCCATAACACCATAGCGAACTTGAATGCTGTAGTCGCTTTTAATATCTTTAGATGGCTTGTAGCTAATATCGTATGGTGCGCCTTGGTAGACACCAGCCATAGTTTTATCTTCGTCAAACAAGGTCTGATCAATGTGAAAACAAAGTTCCATAACCTTTTGGAATGTCTCAGCAAGAATCTGTTGACCAGCTTTTATCTGCGAATCAAAGCCACCAAGAAGTGCTTGAACTCCAGAACCTGTAATAATAGACGCATCAATATTTCCTGATCTTCCCTCTGGGTAACGAGCACCCATACGCATTTCTTGCTCAAGTAGTTGCTGTTCGGTAAACGCACCAGTAGGTAACTCAAGAGCTACACGACGTACACCAGCAGGATTGTTTGTGCGGATAACCGAGTCAGGACCAAATGCAAATTCAGATACGTCATTAGGTAGAACCAATGGAGCTTGTACAGATTTTTCTGCAGCTTCCATAGCCAACATACTAAAACGAGCACGGGCAATCTGTGCCCATAATACGTCATCAAACTGACCACGTGGGTCATCTAAGTCAAGTCCTGGACGACGAGCAACAACAACTGAAAGCATTCCAATTGGATTCTTAGCTTTACGAAGAACTAAATTACCGCGCTGAGGTAAGAATAGAACTACCTGATCAGCATCTTCGTAACGCATTAATTCAATATTTGTGTCGTAGTCGGTCATATCACGACCAAGATCTCCAACAATTAAACGCTCGTACTCAGGAAAGTCAACAACTAATTCACGAATAGTCTTAATGTACTTCTTGGTAAAGGATACGCAGCGACCAAAACGATCAAACTCTGGGTAAGAACCCATTGGATTTTCAATGCGGATGTGTGGCATCTTGGCATCAAAGTTAGCATCAACAAAGATTGGCAAGAAACCATAGGTCAAGTACCAGTCAGCACCCGTATACATCTGAGTCTGAAGGCTAGAAAATTCAACGTAGT